CACACGGACTAGAAAAAGAAGCATCGGGTGCTTTTTCTGTCAAACAATACATTGAAGAATATCTAGGAGTTGACGAATGAACGAACTAATAGAACATATACACGATACTGGCATTAGCTTGCCAAAAGATCTAACTGATTATCAACTACGCATCCTATGCGAAGTCATCATTAGATACTGTGACGAACAGGTAAAAGAGAGTCTTTGGGCCGAGCCTGGCGATCTGTTAGATCACTTTGAATTGGATCGACTTGACCGTGATGAAGAGGATGAAGAATGAAAATTAGATATAGCACTAACTGGATGGGCCCGGTCAGTATGAATTGGTATAAGGATCGAGGACTTGTTCGCATCGAAACACATATTCAAGAAGAAGATTCTAAGTTTACTAATCGCAAGGCCGGTGATACTTATGAAATTGAGTTAATCACTACTCCATATAGTTGTGGCCGTATTGACATTATGGGCACTGATGATCCTTACGGTGATGAAATAGGTGTGCCTCCTATGCAGAGTGAAGATTGGTGCAGGTTTGGTCTTTGGCTTGACACTTTTGAAACTGATGCGGTTTGGACATTGGATCAACTAGTTGAACTATACGAACGAGCCAATCCCAAGATTAGGTGGGACAATTTCAAGGCTGCAGTATGAGCGAATACACAAACCAACTCACTGCTGTTCAAATAATTGAATACATTGCAAATGATTATGTGGAATTGTCATATGACAAGGTGAGGCTGCAACGTGACGACTACATGAAAATTTGTCGAGCCTGGCTGTTACATAATTATCAGACAGTGCACCCCGAGGTAAAAGATGAATGAACGTGCTTATGACATTGCACTAGAAGTGCTTGAGGATTATCCAGTAATCAATTCTTGGACTTTTACTAGAACAGAACTGGCCGAATTTGCTGAGCGAATAGTAAGAGAATGTGCTGCGGTATGCGATGAATATGCGATGCCTGATGGTACCAGTATTACAGCACAGATATTATCTATTGCTATTAAACGCCGTTTTGGAATTGAATGATGCCTAGAATCATTCTAAGTTGTGGTGACGAAGTTCACGACCTCCGACATGCCTATACCATCATGACCAAAGGCCAAGATCGGTATGGTGCTCGAGCTATTGTGTACCGAACCGTGTGCGGCCCTTGCGAGGATGAGTATCGCAGGGCTGGAGAAATTTTTGACTTTGAAGAAGTAGCACAGCTATGGGTGAGCAAACACGACGGTTGACGCCCAATTAAATGGGCGCTACAATACTTGAACTGAAACGCTGTTTAGGAGATTGGTAATGATGTATGCTACTACTGACATCGCTGGAATACACGCTGTTGCTACTGCTCGCGCACAGGCCAAAGCCGCTGAACTGGACACTAAATATGGGCAAGCCTGGCCCTGCGGTTTTGCTTGGGTCAACGTCACAGGCATCAAGTTGAACACCAAGGTGGGTAAAGAGTTTGCTCGGTTGGGCTTCCGTAAGGCTTACGGTTACAAGAACACCGTTCAACTTTGGAATCCCAGCGGTCACCCCACGCAGAACATGGACGTTAAGGAAGAAGCTGCCGAGGCCTACGCTGAAGTTTTTCGTGCAGCCGGCTACGAGGCGTTTGCTGGCTCGCGTATGGACTAAGGTTGACGCCCAATTAAATGGGCGCTATACTAAGAACATGGCAACACAGGAGCAGAAAATGGGTTATAAAGTGTTAGCAGACCGCGCTGAAATGGACATGATGCGTACCAAGTACGGTCCACGCGAGGGCTTGGAAGGTCCTTTTAACTTTTTTGGCCGAGTGTTGTATTACGACAACAAAGAGGGGCTGTACTATGATCCACGTAGCGATTTCTACGTGGAAGACAGTGAGATGGACGTTATCCATCGCCAGATGTTGAATACGATCTGCGGTTGACGCCCAATTAAATGGGCGCTATAATATCGAAACTGAAGCACAAGGAGCACAACTTGATTCCTGAATACACAATGAACGCACTGAATCTCTACGTCGAGCATGGTATTGTTCCCGGTAGTTTTCTCTGTGCGGTACTGGAAAACAACTTGGTTAGGGCAGTAGGTCGCGCAGACCGTGAGAACCTGGCTGCACTGCCTGAGATTGTTAAATACATTTACAACGAACTTCCCAGTACCTGCTGGGGTAGCCCTGCTCGCGTTAACGAGTATCTTGAATCCAAAATGACTGCTAACCAAGGAGAACAAGCATGAGCCGCATGAGTGATTTGTTTATTGATATTGAGAACGAACTAGTCAACGGTGCAACCGTAGACGAGTGTGTTCGCATGTTTGAAGTTGACGCCGAAGATGTGCTAGCAGTGCTGGACAGCATCATGGAAGACAACTACGAGAATGTTGATATTGACATGGACGATCTCGACTACTTGGTTGAGGAAAGTCGAATCAACGATTACCTTTTTGATTGATCCCTTTAATTTTTTAATAGATAGGACTTGACATGAAACAAGAGTATACCTTTCAATTGCGTAATAACCGTTTGGGCTCGGGTCTCCAAGACACGGTAGTAGCCAACAACCTTTACGAAGCACTGGACATGATGGCTGCTCGCTATAACAGTCCCAGTATGGCACGGGGTGGTAGTGCGCTCGACCCTTATCAGATTACTGGTTCTACTGCTCGTCCCTTACATAACTAATTTCTACTCTGAGGTATTAAAATGAGTAAATTTGCTGTTGCTGGTGTTAGCCGCTGTGAAAAAGGCAACTACCGTGTTCGCGTGGCCAATGACTTTGCTGGCCGTATTAAGATCCTAGTGCGCGGTGGGCACACTGACGTTGAACTACGTGAGCTACCCGAGCCAATGACCAAAGGTGAAGCCGCACTTTGGCTCAAGGCCAGCGAGCTGTATGCCAAGCCTGAGTTTGCGGCTGCTATCGACGAAGCTGACGCCAAGTACAATGCGGTAGTGACTGTTAAGGTCCCGCGTGAGACCAAAGCCGCCAAGCCAGCCAAGACGCTGGACAGTTTGGTCGCTCGCGCTCGCGCAGTGGTTGACGTGTCACAAGTAGAAGACGCACCGTTCTAAGTTTACGGGGGAATGGCAAGACTCCCTGCTGGGATTGTGCCATTCTTAAACGACCATGTGAGGCGCCCTCCCTACACACAACCGGCTGTTGCTTTTATACAACAGCCGGTTTCTCTTGACTGCCCATTTAAATGGCGTTATACTAGTGGAATAGTAGAGCAACGGAAGCAGACGATGCAAGTTCCAGCAGTTAACAGTCAGATTCGAGTGCGTGTACGCAACAACAGTTTTCATCTGTACATTCCTCCTGTACCTGAATACACGGTATACGAGGGCACAGTTGTTAAGCCCTATCCCTGGTTGTCCGCTAGCGAAATTGCACTGGCGACTGCTAACCCCAATTTTCCCATCAGCGTTATCAACCTTGCTAGTGTTGATGGGGTTGAACTGATTGCAGGCCAACTCAGTACCGTTGATGCACAAAACCGTAGCATTACAGTTGACGGCAGCCGCGGTAAGCAGTATACTGTTACTCGCGCAGGAGCAAAAATTACTTGCACTTGTGAAGGATTTACATTTCGCAAGAGCTGTAAACATCTTAAACTGGTTTGAACTTAAATAGTAACATGAAAACTCGTTTTGTTAAAACTGTTGGTGAGCGTGATCCCATTGCTAGGGATCTGCATACAACCAAATACCACATGCGTGTGGTACCCAATAAAAAAGCCTATCAGCGGCGGGCTAAAAACAGCCGCAATGACCACTCCTCTCTCTAAAAGGAATTTAAAATGATTAAATCTATCTCTAAAGATCTGTTGGCTTATTACAATGCAACTCCAAAAGTACGTGCCGGTTTTAAAATGGGCGCATTTTTGGCAATCATTTGCTCGATGCCTTTTGCTCTACACTTGGTGAGTCAGTACTTTACTGCCCAGCAAGTGGCCACTGGTATGGGCTGTTTAACAGTGACCATTTTGTTTGTGATGATCTACCAGGTTCTGCTGTCACGTGAAGAGCACAGTCAAGCAGTTCGTGACATGTTGCGTAAACACAACGACGTATATTGATGTAACCTGCGGTAGACGCCCATTTAAATTGAAGCTATAATATTGATATGTTGAACGCAACGGAGCACAAAATGGCAGCAACGATACTAGTTAAGAACGGCGTCTACCGCAACATCCCAGTTATTAACACTGTTTTTCCCTTGCTCAAGCAGTACCAAGAGGGTGTCAACGGTGGATTTGTAACTGTTGATGGTTCAGCAGTGTTTGGAAAAGATCGCGCTCGTATTCGGGTCTCGGGCACAGATGCTTATGAGTTTGTGTCGGGAGCCCCAGTAGCAGCCGAGCCACCAAAGCCTGCTGTAGTCGAAACTGACGAAGAAATTATGGCTCGAATTCGTGAGCGCTTTGAGATTCTTGACGAGATGGCATCAGCTGTGACCAACGGTGACATTCGCGCTATGATTGTTACTGGCCCTCCAGGTGTGGGCAAGAGCTTCGGCATTGAGCGTGTTATTGAGAACGCTTGTTTGTTTGACAAGATTGCAGGCAAGAAGCTGCGGGCCGAAGTTGTCAAAGGCAATGTTACGCCAATCGCTCTGTATGCTACGCTGTACAAGTACAGCGACCCCAACTGCGTCTTAGTGTTTGACGACGCTGACAGCGTGTTCTTTGACGACGTTGCACTGAACTTGCTGAAGGGTGCACTGGACACTGGCAAGAAGCGCAAGATCAGCTGGCTTGCTGATTCAGCTACTCTGCGCCGTGAGGGCATCCCAGACAGCTTTAACTTCAAAGGTTCGGTGATCTTTATTACCAATCTCAGCTTCAGCAATGTCAAGAGCGCTAAACTGCGCGACCACTTGACGGCACTTGAGTCGCGTTGTCACTTTGTGGATCTCAAGATTGACACGACACGTGACAAGATTTTACGTATTAAACAAATCATGCAAGACGGCATGTTGGACGAATACGACTTTGATGAGCCAGCAGTAGCACGTGATGAGATTGTTGAGTTCATCAACAAGAACGCTGCTCGCTTGCGTGAGATCAGTTTGCGTACCGCAATTAAGGTAGCGCAGTTGCGTAAGGCTTTCCCTAGCAAGTGGGTCAGCTACGCAGAAACCAGTTTGTTGAAGAGTGTTTGAAGACGTTGGTTTGAACTCCCCTAGTTCGTAATGAACTTTGGCCCGGGTGTTTAACACCCGGGCTTTTTTCTTTTGACTTTGCTATATACTTAATGTATACTAGTGTTTATGCGGCACAAGATTGAAACTATTGAACAATTGATACACTTGCTGGCCAATCGCGGCGGCGTGCCACAATGTGGAATGCGTTATACTTGGCCAGCATTTAGACTGGCTAGATATGATGTGGGCTTTGTTCAAAACATCAGCAACCATTTGCTAATACGTGGCGCTACCACACTGACTGATGCACAATATGCACTATGTGTGAAATTGTCTCGCAAGTATCGAAAGCAGTTGCTTAAAAGTGACTACGACTTCAGTCAATTTAATTGGGACAATCCCTCAGCTGAATGTACAATCATTGAATTGGATCGAACTCGCAGTGTAGTGTTGGCCGCAGACCGTATTCGAATACAGTTTAGGTTTGACTCAGTCCTAGTGTCTGCGATGAATGAGTTGAGCAAGTGTGCTCAAGGCCAATTTGAATGGGATAGAGACAATAAAATATGGACCGTTTGGCCAGGACTGGCCAATATCAAATTGATTGTGCCCTGGGCAGTTGAGCAGGGATTTGATGTTGATCCTGAATTGGTACGGCTATATGAACAAATCGGCGGTTCTAACGTCCCAGTTAAATACGCTGTAGTCAAAGACAATGGTGTGCTGGCTATCCCTGATGCCCAGCCTGGGTTACAACGTGCTGTTGCTGAACTGTTTGAGTCCCAAGACCTATTAAGTATCTGTTGGCAGTCTACACGTTACGGCTACAACATCAGCGACTCAGTCAAGCGCGAGTTGGATCAAACGTATCGCAGTCAGTTGACATATTTTGACCTAGCACAGGATTTGATATACAATAAAGTTGTGTGCGTGGGTAGTCTAGACGCACTAGCTACAACCTTACACGAGATCAAAGCCGTGCTACCCGATCATAACTATGCGATTAGTCTCAACAACTTACAGGACCAAGTTGAGCCAATTTTAGATATTTTTGAAGGCACAATGAAAACAAAATTTGTAGCTGGTAATTTGCAAGTCCCTGGTGATACAGAAAAGAAATTTCGAAAGTTGACAGCACTGGAAATGATTGACGATTATTTTGATTTGACAGTGTTTGATAGTACAATGTACAATACTGGACTGCGACGCAGTTTAATCACCCAAGCCACTAACAAAATTGTGGTATACACTAAACCATGATAGCAACCATTGTAATACACGACGAGACCAATTGCAAAGTTGAGGGGCTGTCAGTACAGACAAGACGCACATTGGCCAATAGATTTAAATTTGAAGTACCTTACGCTAGGCATCTACCCAGCGTAAAGCTAGGGCGCTGGGATGGGCGTATAGCCTTCTTTCAACTCAGTGGCACTACCTATGTTAATTTGCTGCCTGAGATTGTTGACGTTTTAATCAACGAGGGCTATGAGCTAGAACTCAATGATAGGCGTAGTTATAATCGCAGTTTTGAATTTGGTCTAGTTGAGGAAGGATTCTTTGAAGGCGTGACTTGGCCTGCAGGGCATTTGCATGAAGGCAAGCCGGTACTGTTGCGAGACTACCAAGTTGGTGTTATCAACAGTTTGCTGGCTAATCCGCAGGCATTGGTAAGTGCGCCCACTGGATCGGGAAAGACTATTATCACAGCAGCCTTAAGTAAAAACATCGAACAGTATGGCCGCAGTATCGTAATTGTGCCCAGTAAAACACTAGTACAACAAACCGAAGAAGACTATAAGTTGTGTGGACTAGACGTTGGTGTACTGTATGGCGACAGAAAAGAGTACGATAAAACACATACCATCTGCACATGGCAAAGTTTAAATGCTATTTTTAAACGTACTAAAGCACACGAAGCCGTAGTGCCTATTGATGAGTTTTTGTCAGGGGTCACTGGAGTCATCGTTGACGAGTGTCATGGTATTAAAGGCGAAGCATTAAAAGGATTGCTAACTGGCCCTATGGCTGGCATTCCTATTCGCTGGGGACTAACTGGCACTATTCCCAAAGAGGACTTTGAGTTTTTTGCACTAAAGATCAGCATTGGCTCGGTAGTAGACTCACTTACTGCACACGAACTGCAAGAGCAAGGCGTACTAGCCAACTGCCATGTACACATCAAACAGTTACAGGACTATAGAGAGTTTAGAGACTATCAAAGCGAGCTCAAGTACTTGGTAACTGACCAATCTAGATTAGAATTCTTAGCCAAGTTTATTGAATCATTGCGCGACACAGGCAATACACTGGTATTGGTAGATCGCATTGCCTGCGGTGAGGAACTGGCCAAGTTGATTCCCAATAGCTCGTTTATCAGTGGAGGGACTAAAGGCACAGAACGCAAGGCCGAATATGCTGACATTCACGTTAGCGATGACAAGATACTGATTTCCACATTTGGACTAACCAGTACCGGTGTTAATATTCCTAGAGTGTTTAATTTGGTACTGCTAGAGCCTGGTAAAAGTTTTGTCCGTGTAATTCAAAGCATTGGACGCGGTGTGCGAAAAGCGCACGATAAAGATTTTGTGAACATATATGATGTCACCAGTAGTTGTAAATTTTCCAAGCGGCACTTGGCCAAAAGAAAGACCTACTACAGTGAAAGTCAATATCCTTACTCACAAGACAAAGTAGAATGGAAATAATATGAGAATACTAACGCTTAACAACTTGCCATTTCACATGGCCAACATACCCGACGAAGTTGACGATTTGAGATTTTGTGTGCTGGACAACAGCAACCCTAAAGATCCAGATCACTACTTTATTCCTTTAATTTTTATGGAGAGCTTTAACAGTCCAGCATTGGTACTGCGAATTAACGGAAATGACATCAGTGTCCCAGTAGATTGGCAAATACTAATTGGTGAAGCAGAATTTGGCGATCTAGAGGTTGTTCCTGTAACATCACTAAATGATCGAGGCTTTAGTGCTTTTGTGTTCAATGCGCTGACCAGCTTTAGGCCCGAGTTTAAATTGATTGACGTAGTAGACATTTATCAAGATATCAAATGGTACGCTCCCAAGATCAAGCCGGGGCAAATGCTAAGTGTGCCACTGAACGACGAGCCAAACCCGCCGTGCATATATCTAGTAAAAGAACTAAGTAGACAAAGTGAAGTTGTAGATTTTGGAAAAATTTGGTAATGGCACGAGCAAAACCTAAATTAGAATTAAATCGTCTCTTGGCTGCATTAGATGCCAAGGACAGAAACTTTTATGACACGCTGACTGACGAGGAACTAAAAGGATTTAGTCCGTTTCTTGCAATTCGTTATGCTAGCTCAGTTGACCACGACATGCCCGAAGTGTGTGAATATGTGTTAGAAGCTGCAAACCGTCGGGCCAATCCACATTTCCTAGACCTTAAAGGGCATCCCAAGCTGCAATGGCTGCTATTGACTACTACTAGTATGGGTTTGGGTCCCATGCGGCATTCGTGGATCAAGCCGCTAGGCGGTAAGAAGACTTCAAACGATCGAGCACGTGAATTTTTGTCCCGTGAATTTCCTAGAGCCAGCAATGATGAATTGTCAATATTGTTGGCTATTAACTCGCATGAGGAAATTCTAGCATATGCTAACGACCTTGGCTACCAATCAGATCAAATCGAAAAACTTGGTTAACTGTAAATTTTGCAATAAAAGTTTCACACGCGAGTCAACGTTAAGCGTTCATTTATGTGA